AATCAAATGGTAATGACTACTAAATGGGAAATAGATTAATATGGATATAATAGATAAACCAAACTTGCAAGCAGTTAATGGTAGAGATGAAGCAGATGAGTCAAGTACTGATTATGCATTGTCACTTATTATAGATAAGATTAATGAAATAGTGGAATGGATAAATACTCAATAATGGCTAAGATAACTAAAAACTTTACAACTGATGAGATGAAATGCCCTTGTTGTGGTGAGGTGGAGATGGATAGTTCCTATATGGCTGATCTTCAAGAAATACGAACAATATGTGGATTTGGATTTAGAGTTAATTCTGGTTATAGATGTAAAAGCCATAATGCAAAGGTAAGTAAGAACTCCAAGAATGATCATACGAGAGGCAAGGCAGTAGATATTCATATGACAAATCGTTATAAAAGGTCAACTCTTTTAAAGCATCTGCTTGGTAGTGGATATTTCTGCGACATTGCCATAGCTAAAACATTTATTCACATAGGCAGAGGAAAATCTAAACCAGGAATTGGAGTATACTAATGGATATATTGGAAACATTGAAAACTGAAAGTATTGGAATTAGCGGTTGGTGGCTATCTATTAGTGGCTGGTTGCCAGGAGTTGTGAGCTTAATGGTGGGAATAGCTACGTTATTATATCTCATTATTAAGATTAAGAAAGAACTAAAATAGGGAGAGTATATGTATTGTCCACACTGTATGTCTACAAACATTGTTAAAAATGGAGTTAGACTAAGGAGGGAGGGATGTGCAAAACAAGAATATAGATGCAAAGAATGTGAAAAATATTTCAATGTCCCTTATGATGGTCCAGATAAGGCTTTAAGAGTTTTAGAGGATATAGAGCCAGGACAGATATTAGATTTAAAGTTCGATAGTACAGTCAGGATACATGGTGCAACTGATGTACACTTTGGGGCTAATGAGCATCATGATGATAAGTTTCAAGATCTTATAGATGAAGTGGATTCTGATCCTAATGCAAGGTGGTTCTTGAATGGAGATAATATAGAATTAATACCACCTAATTACAAGATAAGTCAGCGTGGGCAGTTAATGGAACCAGATGAACAGCATATAAAGTTTATTGAGAGGATAGAGCCAATAGTAGATAAGCTACTCTTTATTAGGGGTGGGAATCATGATATGATACGTAGTGTAAATATACTTGGTTTCGATGTTTCCAAAATAATGGCCGATATGCTAAGTACACCATACTTTCGGCTTCCAGGGTATAGTATGGTAAGGGTGGGAGATAAAGCATGGAATTTGGTTACAGGGCATGGTAAAAGTGGTGCAAAGAATGGTGATACAGAGCTTGATAAGATGGCTGCTGTATATTCCGAAGGGGATGTATTTTTCCTTGGCCATAATCATCAGCTATATGCTAAGCCTCTTGACAGTTTAAAGATTGTGGATAAGGGTGAAGAGATACACAGAAGATGGTATTGTCGTGGTGGAAGCTTTTTAAAATATGCAGATTATGCAAGATATAGTTTCTATCCTATGATACGTACTGGATGGGTAACTCTTGAGTTTAGAGAAGATAAAATAAAAGCATGGACAAACTAAATGAGTTTAATTTTGGATTACTGGGAACAGATTGTAGCAGTAGTGCTTCTTATCGGGGTGCTTACAAGAATGAGAGTAGACGTAGATGTCTTAAAAGAAAAAGTTAAGACTCTATTTGATTTAATAAATAGAAAAAATAAGTAAAGGAGAAATTATGCCAAGTAAAGCAGTATGCAATAAAATAAAAGATCCTGAAGAAAGGAAAAAATGTCTAGCATATGCAGGTAAATATGCTAAAAAGTCTAAAAAGTCTAAGGGTGGACCTGGAGATGAAATGTCTAGAGTAAGAGGAGGTGGATATTAATGGACTTTATATTATCAAACTGGGAATATATTGTAATTGGTATTCTTGCCATAGATAAGGTAGTGGCCCTTAGCCCTACAGAGTGGGATGATCTTGTATGGACATCCATTAAGAAAGCAATCTATAAAATAGTGGGGAAATAATATGTTTAAAATGTTGATAAATAAGATGGTTGCAAGACATGGGCTTATTCCTTTGCTCTTGAAGGTCGGTGACATAGCCGTAAGGGCCACAAGATCTAAAAAGGATGATAAAGTATGGGCTAAGGTTAAAGATCTCTTAGAAGGGTTTTAATGCCCAAACAAAGTAAAAAGATTGAAGACTTTAGTGGTGGCTTAAATACGTATGCCGATCCTCAGAACATAGGAGATAATGAATTAGCTCAGTGCTCAGGATTTAAGCCTGATAAGGGAGCGATTACTGTTCTTGGAGATATGAGGGCTTTATATACTCTCGGTACTGGTGACGATGAGGCTGGTGAGAATATTAATCTAGAACCTGGATATGGGCTATTTACATTTTCCCATGACTATGATAAAGATGGTGATCTTGCTGCTACTAATTATTTTGTAATTCAAAATGGCCGTCAATTAAATATCTATGATGATGTTGATCATACATGGATAGATAATTTAGTTGATATGGGTACTGGAAGCTCGGATAATGCTCTGGCATCATTTAAGCCTTGTTTCTTCTTTGTAGATGGCGCTCTAAGGGTATCTCCAGGGAATTTTGATGTGGTTAATACTGGTAGTGCTACAGTTGCAGCTGAGTCTGCTGGAGGCCCCGATGATGATATTGGTAGTTTTTCTCTTATCCAGTGGACAACTAGTGGAGGAGATCCTGATGCTGCTGCTGGTGATATAATTGTTATAAATAGGGGTGAATATATAGTACAAGGCCATTATGTAGATAGCTCAGATGAATATCTTATAGTTACTAGAAATGTTACAGGACTCTTTATATCAGAAGCCCCAACAACTACAACTATATATTCTATGCCCGATACTAGATGGCGTGGGATAGTTCAACGAAGATGTTTTTCAGAGCTTACTACACTAGGAATGTTTTCTGAATGGTACACATCACCTATGCATCCACATCCTCCTGCTAATATATATGCAGGTTTAGATGCAGAGAATAGGATTTATACACCATTTTCTGTAAATATTGAAACTGGTGATATGCCAACAGCAGATCATGCAAATACATATAGTGGAGATATAATTATAGGAACTAGGTCTAATATTGCTAATACTGATGCTACTTGGGATACAACAATAAGATTATATATGACTGCATTATATGATGATGTTGGCCAAGAATCTCAACCTAAAAAAGTAGCTGCTAGTACAACAGATGCTCTTGTGCCTGGTATAGAATTTGCAGTTACTGTTCTAGTTCAATATTCAGATGATGGATCTAATTATAGAATAAATAAACGTGTTACTGGAGGAAGACTTTATTATGAAGATACAGTAGATGGGCTTGGAATTTTATATCAATTATTAGATATAGATTTTGAAAAGGGATGCAAGAAAGTAGAATCTGAAGCATATACACCATGGGTAGAAAGGTCTGCAAATAAGGAAGCTATGTGTCCAACTACTACTGGGGCTACAGGAACTTCTAGAACTGGCGCTAATGCTTTTGTGTGGACATTTGCACCTAAAACATTCACATATGAGATAAATACTGGATATCCTATGAAAGCAACTACACATGCCAGGTTTAAGACTGCAGTAGTTGCTAATCGAAGACTTTATGTAGGAAATGTCTACCAGAATGGAAAATCTCATGGTGATAGGATTATTTATTCTCCTGTTAATAAATTTGATATATTGCCAGATACTAATGCATTGCCTCTTGCAATTGGAGATGGTGATGAAATAGTAAAGCTGGCAAGTTTTGCTGATAGACTTTTAAGCTTTAAGAAGCGTACTCTATATATTATAAATATAGGTGGAGGTGCAATATCAGCATTTATTGAATCTCAACATTCTAATAAGGGTGTAGAGAATCCATCTCAAGTATGTGATACTGAGTATGGGACAGCATGGGTAAATAAGTTTGGAGTATTTCTTTATGATGGACAGAAGATAAATGAACTTACTAAAGGTA